GTTTCATCAGCGAAGCCCTGGTATAGGCTTGCTCGCACAAATTCTCCTGCTCGCGGGTTTGCTGCTACAAAAACGTTATGCAACGAGAGTGTGTCTGCGTTGTAAGGGAGGTTATAAGCACGCGTCAAAACCTTCGCATTGATATTCAAGTATGGAGCTGTGATCTCCACACATGGTTCACATGCGATGTTCCAGTAATATGAGAAGTCACCAATCCGACTGTCGGATAATGAGATGGCTGTTGTATCACTGATAACTGTAGGATATTTGACCCGAACGCTCATAGTGGCCTTAATGTTCTTGTCTGCGTCTGTTAAGATCCAGTAGCGTAGTGGACCTCGAATGAACCGGTATGCTGGGGCGAAGTAGGACATGGTGTCCTTGATGGCAGATCGCCCGATGTGTCCTGCTGCTGTCATAAAATTCCAGTAGTTAACACCGTCTCCGAGAAGAGTGGCATTTTGCAGTACTGGGTATGCTCGTCGCAACAACTCTTGCAGATTGCTGTGGTCTTCCGCCAATGGTACCCAAGTGAGGGGTTGAGATGTCATAGCACCACTCATTGATGCATTCTCGTTGAGATTCCGTTCAGTTCCCATTGCGCGTACGTCAGATTGTTCAGTGATTCTCCCGAGCACTGGTTCCGCTCCTTCGTCTATGTCGTCTTCTTCGCCAGTAATCGTGGTATGTAGAATATAATCCAAATCACGTGGATAATAGAAAAGAAAATCAGATCCAGCTGCCACTTTCATGTTGATGTAGACATTCAGTGGTAAGCCAGTGTTTGCAGTGAGCTTGTTGAGCACAAATATATACATGCGCCCAACAGAATTAGAGTTATCATACGTAGGTATAATATGATGAATCAATGGTACTTTCTTAAGGAAAGTAGAGCTATAATACGGTATTGTGATGTCGAATTGCCGCGTTTCTTCCAGATCCAGAACCCATTGAGGGTTTGCACTTACTTGATCCCAGATCAGGGTTCCCGTGTGGTCACCCGGTACGAACACCGCTACTAGTCTCCCCTTGTGGAAAGGTGTTGCAACGATGTTTAGGGTCATCTTGATAGACCCGCGCCACATTTCAAATGCGTTTACAATATATGCCAAGTTGGATGGTCCGTTGGTGGTCCCTATAGTTCCGTAGAACCATGTTGGGGTTACTTCAAAGCTGTACAAGCTGGTGAGTGCTATCTGTGATGTGTTCCAATCGATTGTCCTAAAATACCCAGGACGCTCGATCAGCTTCTTGAGATCCATTTCGTCTTCCGCAGAGTCCGCCAATGCAAGCGGCATTTTCTCGACAGTGTGTTGGTTGAGTTGCAGTCGCAATGAGGTCGTACCTCCATTGCCATGTGTGAAATCACTGAATGTGTGTTGTGGGTCGTGTATGCGTGTATCACAAGGGTGGTCAAGATTGCCAATCACTTCAAAGATTGTCGGGGCCAAATCAACTGCTGTGTGTAGAATATTCTGTATGAATTCCGTGGCGCCTCCACCTTCCTGTGCTGGTGCGCCCTTCTTCTTCGATTTGAGATCTGATTGTGGTGTGATGTTACTGAGGCCGACAATTTGAGGTTGGATTTCCCCTAGCGCTCCTTGTATGGCGTCCGCAGTTACATATGCGTGTTCAACCGTGGGGTTGCGTACGTGTGCGTTCACAAACCGGGCATAGACCGTGACGTCCAGCGCGGATTGTCCTCCTATATTAGTCAAAGGGTTCAATACATAAAAATACAAGTTACCTAACATCTGCGACATTGGCATAGATCCGTTGTATAGATCCAGCAATGGGTAGATGTGCGAGTACGTTATTCTCAAAATCTGATTGTAGTTTAGGCTAGCGTCGAATTCTAAATGGGGTAACACTGATAGGCGTTGCAAGTTCATAGGGATCTTGCTCAGTGGTGCCCATGCTATATAAAGTTTACCTAGATAGAACGGTGACCCGTTTATCTGTATCTTAATCTCCAGGTCTGAGTTAAGGAAGCTAAAGTTGTTGAGTATCGCCTTGGCCGGGTTGGATGTAAAGGCCTTGGGCAGTTCTATTACCGCCAGTTGTGTCCCAGCTGGTGCAACTACTGACCATGCTATGCTCGTTAGACGCATGTCCTTTCCGAGCTGCTTTCCCAGCGTGCGGTCTTCTTCGTCGTAGACTTGAGCCACTTGCGCCGCCGCGCTTACGACTGGCCTCAATTTGTCCACTTCGACATTCGGTTGTTTGTCCAGGATCTGGACCGTCTGCTCGTCGTTGATCGTCAAGGAGTCTGATACTGGGACAGTGGTCGTCGCATGCAGATCCTCCTTGCCGGATGATGTTGTGTTGTTGTTGTTGTTGTTGCTCATGATATGTGATTGTTGTTGGTGTTGTGAAGGGGTTACCAGAGTAGATCACTGCTCCGATAGTGTGTGCGTGCTGTTCCCGTCCTTCAGCGGAAACGTTCTGCAACCATTCCGTCCGTAGTGTTAACTCGTCCAGAGTTTTGATTGCAGGCATGGCTTTTCGTATTTTACCAGTAAACTGGTTGTGGTAAGCTGGTCCGTGCATCCAGGAGTTGGTTTCAGCAGCTAGTACTGTTATCTCCTCCCAGGTATTACCCGTGATAGGGTCTACTTCGTCCGTGCTCCGTTTCCACTGCACCATTTCTTCCAAAACGTCCGTGTCTAATGGTGCCATGTAGAATGTTGTTCCGAGGTATTCCAGTTTCTTGAAAGATCGCTTCAAAAAGGTCATTTCTTCCAATTTCCGTGTCCGTTCCATGTTCGTGGTGTCCTTTTTCTCGTCATTTAGGACAAAGCCGTATTCCTTCAGTACAGTAGAGTAAGCTGCTAGGTTTAGCACTTCCTCAAAGCCACACTGTACCGTCGAAATGTTGTCGTCTCCGTAAAAGAACGAAGTGATGTAGAGTTCCGCGTCCATGCATCTTGCTCCTTTCAGTGGTGAGTTGGGAGCGTTCGCAATTTCATGGAATGCCAACAGAAAAACCATCTCGTTTATCAAACTGTTGAATTCCGCCGTTCCGTAGCATCCCGAGGGCAAGCCCTGCTGCTTGAGATACCGCTGTCCGCAAACTTGCACTTGCGAGTATGACAACTCGTGAATGAGTCTCGCTCGTTTGCGTTGGTTTGGATGTCCATCTGGTTCGCCGTGATACTTGTACCACGCGTTCACTACGTCAATGAGCATGTGGAAGAAATCAGGTGAGATCGATGAGTCCCAATCTGAATAATCTCCCGCAAATCCGCCGGTCGTTTTCCATCCTGGGGTTCGTCCTTCAATCAGAACCTCAGCCGTTCGCGTCCAGTCATATCCCATGACATTAATCCCGACTGCACAGCTGTGCTTCAATTTCTTCCGGTGTAGGAAGGAGACAAACTCCCCCATGTACCGTCGGAATGCCAGTGTCAAGATCTTGTTCGATGCCAGGAATAGCCGTGATTTTCCAATGCGTATTTTCTCCAGCGGTCGTCTTTCGTCCTTCAGGTGCGCTGAGAATGGCATGTCCAGTGGTTCGTCGTTTTCCAGTCGTGTTTCCAGTTTGTTCAGCTCTTTTCGTCCAAAAGCTGTGAGATTCCATTGTTCCATCGCGTCTTGTTGGAAGAGTGGTTTGTTGGCTGTCTTGTATGGATGTCCATCTGATGTGTGCATGTCGAGTGATGTGAAGCCCTGTACCTCGTTCCCATTAATGAGCTCGTTGATAGGGTAGTCGGTGAGTTCGATGTGCTCCTTGATTTTGCGCGTATATCGATCAACCATCGTGTTGACAATTTCCCGTTGCGTGCCGATTTCCACAGAGTGAATACGTTTCTCGTACTTCGATAATCCTCTCTGTAGTGGTGTCATTGTCGTGTCCTCCAGTCGTACATCTCTCACGTGCAAAACTGATGGTCCTGTTCTTGTCGGAAAGACTCCGTGCAATTTGCTCTCCGTGATCTTTGACTTGCGTGGCATGTGCAATGCCTTTCCGTGGTGGATTTCATCTTGTTCACTCACATCGAGCGTGTCGAATGTGCTTGGATGGTAGTCTTCATTCTGCGTGGTGAATTTTGGTGTTCGCACAATAACTGGTACTCTACTAACGCGTTCATAGTAGGCAGTGATGGTATCTGCAACTCCAGCTTTGGTGATTGTGTGTCCGTATGCTTTGCTCAAAGGCAGTTCAGCTCCATAATGGATAGCGAATATCTTCTTACTTTCTACGTCTAAGTACGGTGATCCGCTCCATCCTGCTTCAGTCGCTGCTCTCATCTCGTATGCTTTCACTTGTCCGTCTGTGTTGTCATGTGTTGTAAGCAATGTTGGTGTTGCAATTCCAACTACAACCTTGGTTGAGTATGTGCCTCGCGATGTCTTTGCTGCTTTCGTGATGAGTGCCAGTTTGCGGTGGCCAATGAGTTCCTGCGTATTTGCTACAAATCTAGATGTGAGATCTGCGCATTTCCTTCCAATGTGCATTATGCATAATTCACTATTTCCAGCGAATTCCTGCATCGTCTCCGGATCAAGATTACCTTCCAGAATTGCGTTGCCAATGTATATGCGGTACCTCCAGCCAGTCGTGTCAATGCGTTGCTCGTTGATGCGTGGTTTCAACACATGAGTTGTTGTGATGATGAAATTATCATGTGCCAGTCCAGATCCGTTCGATCTGATGTCCCCTTTGTCGTCATATAGCGAGATGAAAGCTACATGTTTCTCTTGCGTCGCTATTTGGTCGTATTTCGCTGTGTCGATGTTGACGTCTGGCTCAGTGATGTCGTTCTGAGCAAAGCCTCTCTTGGTAAAGGCCACTTCTCCTCTGTAACGTTTATCGACTTGGTGTTCATTGGCATATTGGAGTCGTCTACTCTCTTTGCCTTGCTTCTTGCCATTGACTCCTCCACTGCTCTTTTGGCTTGTGAGCGAGTAGTCCGTTTCTGGTGTGAGCGCGATGCGTGTTTGGTCAATTTGTTCCTGCAATTCCTGAAGAACTTGTGTGGGTTCCCCAGTCCGGAGCATTCTATACGTGAAGTATATGAGTGCTGCTGCTAGCGTGATGCCACCGACGATCATGATGCTCTTCGAAACATCTGAGTGTATCCATGTTGCGTATTTCGCGTATGCTTCCTCTTTAACCTGTGTGAGTTGTGCATGTATGGGTTGTGTAATTGATCCCACTGCGTCTATGATGGTATCACCAATTTGCCGGTATCGTCGCTTGAATGTTTGCCATGTTGTTGCGTCTTCCTCAATTCGTGTGTGTTGTGCATGGACAGGTCCAAACACAATACGTCCTTGTTCTTCGACTTGAGGTTCGGGTTCTTCCAGTTCTTGAGGTTCGGGTTCGTCCAGTTCTTCATCTTCTATGCCAGGATCTACACCCATCCTGATCGGTTCGCCTTCAATGATGAATTTTGCAAATTTGTTGTCAAACAATTTCTTCTCTTCTGCGAAATGTTGACGCGCGTCTTTGATAACATACTTGAAAAATTCATCTTCACTGAGTGTTTGCTGCTGTTGTCCTCTCGTAACGATGGTGAATTTTCGCACTTCTCTGTCCATGTGTACGATTGCTGATACATTGACGCGATTCACAAAAGCGTCTGTGCATTTGGCATTTGATGGTGCTGGTGAATTGATGTTCGATGTAAGAACAATGAACGGGCTTGTGAACATTCGTCCTTTCTCAGTGAGTGCTGCCATTGGTACGCGTGCGCAATCGTTCGATGCAAAGCTCAGAAAACTCTCAGCTCGAGTTTCATCATCGCTCCAGCACCAATCGTCCATGATGACTGTCGTTTGTCCAGTGTAACCATCCCAATGGTCACCACTAGAGCGCGAGTAGATGAGCGGTTGTTGTACTCCAAGCACGTGTGTTGGTAAGTGCTTGTATG